GACACGGTGGGCCGCGCCGCGCAGCGCGTGCGCAATGCCTGGCTGGAGGCCATTGGCGCGCTCGACCAGACGCGCGGCATCTCGGCCACAGCCGCCGGCGCGCTGGACTCGCTGGCGCGCAACATGGGCACGCTTGTGACGGTGGCCGAGGCGGCGGGCAACGCGATCATCACGTTCCTCGGTGTGCGTGCGCTGGGCGCGCTGCTGGAGTTCTCGCGCCGCGGCGGTGGCGCGCTGGGCTCGCTGCGCGACTCGATCACGCAGACTGAGGCGAGCTTCGGCGCGCTGGGCCGGGCCGTCTCGCTGGTGCAGGCCGCGTTCGTGGGCTGGCAGATCGGGGGATTCCTCAACAACTTCGCGGTGGTACGGCAGGCCGGCGTGCTGATGTCGCGCGGGTTGATCGAGGCGATTGAGCTGGTGCGCGTATCGTGGGACAGCCTGGCCGCTGCGTTCACGTCGGACACGATCGACGCCGCCGTGGCGCGCTACCAGCAGCGCATTGGGCAGGCCCGGCAGATTCTGCGGGAGCAGCTCGCGGACGCGGGGCGCGATGTGCAGCCTGTCGCATTGGCGCTCGAGACGGTTGGCAACGCTGCGCAGACACAGGCTCAACGTGTTTCCGATCTGGCAAAGCAGTTTCCGCTGCTCGCGCAATCCGTCGCAGCGCTGGCTCCCGCGGGCGAGGCGGCGGCGGCTGGCGTGGGTGCGATCTCGACCGCGGCCGGCAAGGCGGGTACAGACCTGCAGCGGCTCTCGGTCGACCAGCTGTCGCAGCTTCGCGCAGAGGCTGAGCGCGCATTCACGGCCGGCAAGATCAGCGCGGAGCAGTTCAGCGCCGCGCTTGAACAGGTGGCCAGCGGCGCGGCGCGCTCGCTTGGCCAGGACTTCTCTCGCTTCTCCTCGATCGTCACGCAGGGCTTTGAGGGCAACCTCAACGCTTTGTCGCTGCTGATCAACAGCCTCGACACGCTTCGCGCCCGCGGCGTTGACACCGGCGCGGCGCTGTCAGCAACCTTTGCGACCCTCACCGAGCGCGCCAGCAACCGCGCGGAGCTGGATGCGCTGGTGAGCCGTGTGGAGGCGCTGGGCAAGGCGGGCGAGCTGTCGGGGCAGCAGGTGACGGCCGCCCTCGAGGCGATCAAGGCCAAGACGGACCAGCTCACGCCGGGCATCAACAGCGTTGCGGAGGCATACAAGGCCCTGGGCATTACGTCGCAGGCGGAGCTGGCTAAGGCCGCCAACGCCGCGCGGGAGGCCTTCGAGGTCCTGCGCACCGGCCGGGTGCCGCTGCAAGACCTGCAGGCCGCATTCGACAAGTATGCGCAGTCGCAGGTGGCGGCGTTTGGCGAGTCGCGCCGGGTGTACCTGGAGGAGCAGGCGGCGGTGCTGGGCCTGGTGCCCACGTGGTCCAAGGTGGCCGAGGCTGCGCGCGGCGCGGGCGCCGAGGGCGCTGCAGCGGGCCGCGCCATTGCCGCCGGCATTACCGAGGCAGGCCGCGCGGCCGACGACGCGGCGCGCAGGGTTGCGCAACTGGCCGAGCAGCTCAAGATCAGCGTGGACGATGCCGCGCAGCTCCAGGAGCGGATGACGCGCCTGCGCACAGACGTGGAGGGCTTCTCGCTTAACACCGCCGGCAACCGCGTGGCGGCGGCCGGTCGCACCGAGGAGCAGGCGCGACTGCAGATCAACGAGATCATCCGCAACGCGTTCGGGGCTGCTGCGCTGGGGGACGCAAACGCTCAGCAGTTTGCGCGCAACCAGCTGCGCATACAGGACTTCCGCACTTCGATTGAGCAAGGGTCGCGCTCGGCCGGATTGCGCGGCGGCCAGATCAGTCAGGACTTGACCGACCTGCTGGTACGGCTCGAGCGCGATAACCAGGCGCTGGCGGGCCTGGTGACGCAGGGCCTCGCGGGGCGCCAGTCGCAGCCGACCCAGCCAAGCCGTGCCGCAACGCCCGTGACGAGCGGGCCGGTGCCGACCCAGGCCACCCCGAGCAGCACCGTGCGGGTGGTCTTCGAGGTGGGCGGTCAAGTGGGCAGCACGGAGGCGCTGTTCGAGGACGGCTCTTTCGTGCAGCGCCTGCTCGATGTGCTGCGCCGAGCGGGCGCGCGCTTTTCGACGGGGTTCTGATGTCGCACGTATTGACGATTCCGCAGGCCGCCAGCGTGACGCTGAGCGGCCACATGCAGTGGACCGATGAGTTCGACTGGCAGCCGGTGGTGCAGACGGGCAGCTACTCGCTTGACGGTGCCCTTGTGGTGGAGGCGGCCGTCAAACAGGCCGGCCGGCCAATCACGCTGGCCGGCGCGCAAGACCGCGGATGGGTGACGCGGTCGGATGTGGTGGCGCTGCTGGCCGCAGCCGCGCGGCCCGGGCTTGTGATGCAGCTCACGCTGGACGACGCACGGCAGTTCGACGTGATTTTCCGGCACGAGGACACGCCGCTGCAGGCTGAGCCGGTGCTGTTCCAGGTGCCCCTGGAGGCCACGGATGCCTACGTGGCCACGATCCGACTCTTGGAGGTGTAGAGGTGCCGATCACGGATGCAGATATTCGCTTGCTGAAGAGCGAGCGCCTGACCGACGCCGACGATGGCGGCGGCAGAATCACCGGCAACGAGGTGGTGGACGGGCAAAGCAACAACCTGTTTGCCGACGTGAGCGATCTGGACCGGACGGTGGGCCGTGTGTCGCTGCGAAAGGCGTATCCGGCCGTGGTCAGCCTCAACACCGACGCGTACCTGGGCGTGCACGCGATCATCGACGATGCGCCGGACGACCCCAACGTGAGCGCCGTGATCTTCACGACCGGGAGCTGGACGGACGACCGAGCCGATGCGCGCGACCAGCTCGAGCGGTTTGTGGTGCGTGGTCCGCTGTACCCCGGCTTTCTGTACGACACGCAGATCGTGGGGGCGCGGGCGATCACGCTGTTTCAGTCGGTCGCACAAGACCCGCCGGCAGTGGGCGATGTGCTCTCGCTCATCAACGCCGAGGGCACGGCGGGTGAGCAGGAGCAGTACATCCGCCTGACGGCGGTTGAGTTCGAGGACCGCACATTCACGGACGCGAGCGGCAGCTTTCAGCGTCGCATTGTGACGTGCGAGATCAGCGACCCGCTGCGGGTGACCTTTGCGGGGGCTCCGATCAACCGGCGGGACGACATTACGCCGACCGCCCGCGTGCGGCAGACGCTGGTTGCGGATGCGGCTCGGTACTACGGCGTCTCGCCGACTGTGGGCGCGGCTGCGCCGAACGACCTGACGGTGCAGGTGACGAGCATTACCGCCCCGCTGGTGCCGAGCGCGCAGGGCGAGACGCCGGTGGTCAACGCGATCGCCGGCGGCGAAGCCCCGGCGCTGGTGGCGGCCGGCCCGGCGCTGACCCGCACGTACCCGAGCAAGCAGGCCGGCGGCACGGTGGCGCTGTACCTGAGCGGGCCGGTGATGCCGGGCAGCGTGATGATCCAGCTCGGGGGTACCGTTTGGACGGACAGCGGACGCGGGACGCTGGTGCGCAGCGGGGTGGACGACGCGACCATTGACTACGCGACCGGGTCGATCCGCTTTGCGAGCGGGCTTGCGGCAACCACGGGTACGGTCAGCGCGACCTTCGTGCCGGCGGCAAGCCTGGCGCGGGTGCGCAACAGCATTTCGGTGCCGATCACGCTGTCCACGCGCGGCTACAACTACGTGGCAACGCTGGCCCCGGTGCCCGCTCCGGGCAACCTGGTGGTGGACTACCTGAGCGGCAACCGGTGGTACCGGCTGCGTGACCTGGGCAATGGCACGCTGGCCGGCAGCAGCGCATCGATCGGTGCGGGGTCCATCAACTACGCGACGGGCGCGTTGCTGGTCACGCTGGGCGCCCTGCCGGACGTAGGCAGCGACATCATCGTCGGCTGGAGCACCGGCCCGGAGGCCCTGCAACGCGCGGGCGACGCGAACATCACGCCGCCCGACGTGGTGGTTCAGATTGCGGTCGGGGCGAACGAGTCGATCGTACCGGGCAGCGTCGCCATTACATGGGCGAGCGGCGGCGCAAAGAGCGCGACAGCCAACGCGGCAGGCGTGGTCAGCGGGGATGCGACCGGGGTGGTTGTGCACGCGACGGGAGAGCTGCGGTTCCGCCCCGCATCGTTGCCGGCCTCCAACACGACGTACACCATCAGCTTCGAGCGATCTCTGCGGCAGGATCAGGCGATCTCGGCAGCGGTCGGCGCGGGCAACGTGCTGACCTTCACTTTGACCGCGCCCGTCAGGCCGGGCTCGGTTCGCATCAGCGGCGTTGCCGTGCTGCCGGGGGGCGTGGTCTACCCCGTGAGCGTGGTGGACAACGGATCGGGCGCACTCACAGGCGACTGCGCGACGGGCAGCACGATCAACTACTCCTCGGGGCAGGTCAGCATCGTGGGCGTGGTTCAAGTGCGTGTGGTGCAGCAGGCGCAGATGTGGACGCTCGACCCGTTTGCCAACATCGTTGTGCTGCCGAACGCGACGATCTCCACGGTGCCGTTCAACTGGCAGGCCAGCGTGACGGCAACTTGGGTGATCAGCAGCGCCGCGAACACAGCCGGTACGCAGCAAGCCGACTCGCCGGCTCTATCGATTGACCTGCTGCCGAACGTTGGAGACACGGTCGCGCCAGGGTCGGCTCGGTTTGACTTGAGCGGCAACGAGTACGTGGATCGCGGCGACGGCCGCGTGGTGCGTGCCATCGACGCGCAAACCGATGCGGGCACACTCGCTGGGACGATCGACTACAACTCCGGGCTGGTCACGCTCACGAACTTCCCGTCGGGGGCTGCTTCTTTCGCGGTGCGCGCGCTGGTGAGCGAGGCAGCGACTCAGCAGTTGTCTTCGGTGTCGTTCCGTGTGCCGGGTGCGCCGCTGCGACCGGGCAGTGTGTTTGTGCAAGCGGTCAGCGCAGAAACCGGCGAGACGATCAGCGCGACGGCAGCCCTCAACGGCACGCTCAGCGCCGCGAAGTTGCGTGGCACGGTGGACGTGGACACGGGCGTCGTGCGCGTGGAGTTCGGGCAGATGGTGCCCGTTGCCGGCAACGAGGGCCAGCCCTGGTTCTTGCCGGGCCTGGTGGTTGGCAGCAACGTCTTCCGGCCGCACCTCGTGGTGGCAGGGACGATGCGCTACAACGCGGTGATCCAGACCTATCTGCCGCTGTCTGCCAGCCTGCTGGGCCTGGACCCGGTGCGTCTGCCCCAAGACGGCCGCGTGCCGATCTACCGCCCTGGCGAGGTGGCGGTGGTGCACAACACGCAGACCACGTCACGGGCGGCGCCGCTGAGCAACGGCCTGGTCATCAACTGCGGCCGCACGCGCCTGGCCCGAGTGGAGGTGCGCAACGCGGGAGGCACACAGGTGCCAACGTCGCAATATGCAGCCGACCTGGACGCCGGGACGGTGACTCTGACGGACGTCACGGGCATGGTGCCACCACTGGCGGTTGAGCATCGGGTCGAGGACATGGTGCTGGTGACGGATGTCCAGATCGACGGGACGATCCGCTTCGCCCGGCCGCTGACGCATGTGTACCCGTCCGGCAGTACGCTGGTCAGCAGCGCGCTGGCGATTGGAGACTTGCAGGCGCGCGGCGGCGTGCCGTTTGCGCAGCAGACGTGGACCAACGTGTGGAGCAACGATCTGATCGGCAGCGCACCGACGGCGGACTACAACGCGTCGGTGTACCCGATTGAGACGAGCAACGCGGGCGCGATCCAGGAGCGCTGGGCGCTGATCTTCGTCAACACCACGCAAGTGCGGGTGGTGGGCGAGTACACCGGCGAGGTGGGCGTGATTCCGATCGTCAACGACATCGCACCGGTCAACCCCGTGAGCGGCCAGCCGTACTTCCGCGTGCGCGCGCTTGGCTGGGGCTCAGGCTGGGCTAGCGGCAACGTGCTGCGGTTCAACACGGCAGCGGCGAATTACCCGCTCTGGTTTGCGCGCACCGTGCTTCAGGGGCCGCCCACAGTGGGCTCTGACCGATTCCGCGTGCAGATTCGCGGCAACGCAAGCTGAGGACCGAAGATGACCTTACCTGTGCATTGGTATCGCCACGACATGGGCGGCGCTCCTGTGGCGCGCGGCGTGGCCGGCGACGCGATCGCGCTGCTCGATGCGTGCCTCGTCAACGGGTTCAACCTTCGCACCGCAACGTCCGTCGTGGTGAGTGCGGAGGTGGCGACTATGACGTTTTCTTCCGCGTTTGGCTGGCTACAGCACCAGGTCATCGAGGTGGCTGGCGCGACGCCGGCCGCGCTGAACGGCGAAAAGCGTGTGTCCACAGTGGTGGGCAACAGCATCACGTTTCCGGCGCCCGGCGTGGCAAACGGGACTGCGACGGGCACGATTACTTGCCGCACGCCGGGTCTTGGCTGGTCGAAAGTGTTTTCAAGCGCGAACATCGCGGTTTACCGCGCGCCCGATATCGCCGGAACCCGGATGTTCCTGCGGGTCGACGACACGGACTCAACCCGCGCGCGCGCTCGCGGCTTTGAGACGATGAGCGATGTCAATACCGGGACCGGTCCCTTCCCCACCGATGCGCAGTTCAGCGGCGGCCTTGTGTGGAGGAGGAGCACGACGGCAGACACGACCGCGCGGCCTTGGACCCTTGTGGGCGACGGCGCCGGCTTCTACTACATCTGTCGTGCCAGTACGACAAGTAACGTTGTCGAATGGACGTTCGGCGATATCGCGCCTTTCGCCGGGGCGGATGCGTTTCGCTGCGCGATTGGTGGCGGCGAAAGTCTGACAACCGATTCCAGCGCCGCGGGGCTGATATCTCGGGGCGGTACGAGTGGCTGTTTTGTGGCTCGAGCGTCATCGCAGCTCGGATCGTCAAGCCGGCTTGCTAGTTTCTCAGCCGATTATGAAGGCCTTGAGTACCCTCACCTTCCCAATACCGGGCTGATGCTGCGCGAAAGCGTTTGCATGGAGTCCGGCTCGCGGGCGCGGGGAACGATTCGCGGGTTTAGGCGACACATGCATGACTTCTCAGTCAACGGCGGCATCTTTTCGTTGGGTCAGGTGCTGTCGGCCACGGATGGGTACAACGGGCTCGGACTGTGTCTGGAGGGCTCAAGTTCGACGACGCTTGCATTCGCCGGGGTTGTTGATCTCGTTGGGCCCTGGTGATGCCGGCGGTCGTACTTGGCCCTGTCGTGGCTGTTGGCGCCCGTTCGGCTGCGCCGCGCTTTCCGTTTCTGGGCGCGGCGGTGGCGGCGCTCGATGTACAAAACGGTGGGCCGGCATCGATCGGCGGGGTTGTGACACAGCAGGGCGTGCCGGCCCGCAAACAGGTGGTGCTGATCACGTGGCCTGCGCTGCAGCGGGTGGCATCGACCGTGAGCGCTACGGACGGCGCTTACTCGTTTGTGCGCCTTCGGCCGCAGGAGTACCTCGTCGTTGGCGTTGACGAGACGCGCACCCTTGATCCGGAGGCCAAGCTGGTGGTGGCCTCGTGAGCTTTTTCGTCGCCTCTGGGGCCATGCGTAACTTGCGCGCACAGGCCAACCGCGACGCGCTGTCCGGCGGCAAGCTGCGTCTGTACGTGGGCACTTTGCCTGCTGATCTGGGCGCGATCACAGATCAACTGCTCGTCGCGGAGTACGTGCTGCCGTCGCCGTCGGGCACGGTGGCGGCCGGTACGCTGACACTCGGGTCGGTGGCGCAGGTGATTGCGCTGGCGAGCGGCCCGCCCAACTTTTTCCGGCTGCTGTCCTCCGCCAACGTCGCGCTGTTTGACGGCAGCGCCGGCGCAGTCGGCTCTGGCGCCGTGGCGCAGATCTCGCCCTATCCAGTGATCGCCGGGGGGCTGCTCTATGTGGACTTCGCGCGCCTGATCGAGCCGTGATGCATGGCGACCAACGTCAATCTGGCGCTCGGGTTTCAGGTCGACGGCACGGCGAACTTGCCGCTGGGCCGCGAGCTGGTTGGTGGGGACAGCTATCAGATCTCGATCGAGGCGACGCTTGCGGCGCTACAGGCAGAGCTGAGGCTGGCTCCGAGCGGGCTGCTGGCGATCGAGGTGGTTCTTCCGGCGCTCACCGCGCAAGCGCAACTGATTTACGACGTGCTGGTGTTCCGCGGGCCTCAGCTCGCGGCGCGCAGTCCGTTTGCGCAGGCGCCGGTGCGGCGCGCGAGGGCGGCGGCCGTCTGGGAGCCGTCTGCGGTCGTGAGGCGGCGCGTCTCGACAGCCAATGCGGAGCCGTTACGGCGGTCCGGACGGACGAGGCCTGGTTGGGCAAGGCCGCCGGCGCGGCTCAGTGCTCGCGGCATACCGATAGACAGCGCGGAGCCGGGCTCATTTCGGGCAACTCTTGTCGGGTACAGCTCGCCGCCGGAAAGGCGTGCCGCCCCCGACGTGCGCTGGGAGCCGGCGGGTGCGTTGGCCGACGCACGATGGTCTGGGTTTGTTTACCCGCCGCCGCGGCGGCGGCCGACCTACGTTCCGTGGGCGCTGCCCGGCGCTTTGGACGGGGGTGCAATTGCCGGCTGGCGGATGGACCCATTGCGACGTCAACAGCGGCGCGCAATCCCGTGGGATGTGGCGCTGATCATCGGTCGAGTCTGGCCGAAGCCGGTCTATCCGCCGCCCGCGCCGCCGCCGCCTGGCGTGTACGTGCCCACCGGCGATCTATCGCTGTGGTGTCCATTCGACGGCGCGCAGCCGGTGCTGATTCAGCTTGGGCGCGTTTGCCAGCCGCCGGGGCCTCCGCCTCAGCCGGCCAGAAGGGTTTACATCGTGGTGCATGACATCGTTGTGCTGCGGCTCCCGGACCGCACGCCGATCCGCGCGCAGTCGGTCACGATGGAGCTGGACGTCGACTCGTGGGCCTGGGGGCTCCAGGCGACTCTGCTGGGTCGCGCTGCGCTGGACGCGGTGGTGCCGGACGGCGACGGCTCGCCGACGCAGATCGAGGTGGCGATCGACGGGTACGTGTGGCGCTTCGTGGTAGAGCAGTGGTCCGAGGGTCGCGCGTTTGGTGAGCGCACCGTCCGCGTGGCGGGCCGGTCGCTGGTGGCCCTGCTGTCCGAGCCGCACGTGCAGCCGAGCGCATTTGTGGCCAATGGCGACCTGTTGGCGCAGCAGATTGCCGCCGCGCAGTTGCCGTTTGGCTACACCCTAGACTGGCTCGGGCCGGATTGGATCGTGCCGAGCGGGGCATATACGCAGAGCGGCCGCACGCCCGCTCAGGCAGTTGCCGCCATCGCTCAGGCGGCCGGTCTCATGGCCGAGCCGCTGCGCGATGGACTGGGCTGGACGGTGCGCAAGGTGTACTCGACTCCGCCGTGGCAGTGGGGTGGCGCCATCCCCGATCGCGTGGTCGGACAATCTGTCGTCCTCCAGCTCGACCGCAGCCTGGCGCTGGCCAATCGCGGGCAGGCCAACGCGGTCGTCGTGCATGGCGGCGAAGTCCAGGGGATCTTGGCGAGCGTGCGGATTGCAGCCACCGCCGGCGACCGACTGGCTGCAACCTATTCAGACCCGCTCATTACGGCCGTGGTGGCCGCGCAGGCAGCCGGCGAGCGCATCCTGGCGCGGGAGTACAGGCAGCCGCCCATCGCATCGCTGGAGCTGCCGATGGGGCCTGCGGCGGGCGATTTCGCGCTCATCAACCTGGGCGACCTGGTGCAGATCAACTTGGGCAACGACAGCGGCCTGGCAGTTGCCACCGCCCTATCAGTCGCCGCTACGATTTCTGGCCGTCAGATCACTGTTCGCCAGAGGGTTGGCTTCGGCGAGGTGGCCCGCAACCCGGCCGCGCAGTTCGCCGATCTGACTGCACCAGGCCCGGTGACGCCGGGCGAGGTGCAGGCTGTATTCGGCGACGGCACCGCCGTGGTTGGCCTAGTCACGGGCGGGTCGGTCCGCGCCGCGCTGAACGGTCTGGCCGCTACCCCAGGCGCCCGCGTTTACGTGCGCGGCGGCCAGATCACCGGCCCGGCTCCGACATTCCCGAGCTACGTCATCGACGTGTAGTGTTGCTCGTATGGCGATTCCTTTGCCGCCAGCGAAATGCCGACTACACGCCATTTATGACGTCTCCGCGGTCGATTTATGACATCGCGCTTTACAAGCTGGTCAAGGCGCTG